ATGCATTGCCGGACACCTTTGCATTGCCGTACACCCATGCATCGCCGGACACCTCTGCATTGCCGGACACCTCTGCATTGCCGTACACCTTTGCATTGCCGTACACCTCTGCATCGCCGGACACCTCTGCATTGCCGGACACCTCTGCATTGCCGGACACCTTTGCATTGCCGTACACCTTTGCATTGTCGGACACCCATGCATCGCCGGACACCTCTGCATTGCCGTACACCTCTGCATTGACGGACACCTTTGCATTGCCGTACACCTTTGCATTGTCGGACACCTCTGCATTGCCGTACACCTCTGCATTGCCGGACACCTTTGCATTGCCGGACACCTTTGCATTGCCGTACACCTTTGCATTGACGGACACCTTTGCATTGCCGTACACCTTTGCATTGCCGTACACCTTTGCATTGCCGTACACCTTTGCATTGCCGTACACCATTGCATCGCCGTACACCCATGCATTGCCGGACTGGTTTACATTTCCTTCTTTTTCTACCCATCCGCCAGTTTCTCCGGCTTCTACATCCGCAAATGAAATGAGTGCTTTGATTCGGAAAAGTTTCTTTCCGAAAATGTTAATTTTGGTTTCTGATGTTAATTCAAATTTCTTCATTTTCTTCCTCCTCTTTAATTACTGTGAATGCACAGTTTCTTTGTTTCGTCTTTTGAATTTTGTGATATACTCTCCTGTAAAGGAGGTGCTCATTTGGTAACAAGATATCAATATAAAATATTGAAAAAAGCTTTAAGAAATTGTGGATTTGCTCCTATCAATCAGCGTGAAGTAGATGCCTGCAAATACCTTTTCAACAAAAAATGCTTTATGCGCTCAAGATTGCGAGAGTACGAATATGAAATCACGCAAGCAGGAGAAGTTGCCATGAAAGCATATTTTCAAGATATATCCAGATTTTGGATAACAACTGTTCTGTCCATCATTGCGCTGATTACAGGTCTTTTCTCAATCTCTATACAATCAGAGCCACTATTGAAATTGTTAGAGCAATTATTGAAATAACTGTCAAAACGTGTGTGCAGATGGATAACGATTTTACATATCGTGAATATATTCCGAACTGCTCTTTCAGATATTCGTTATCTGTCTGCTCACTTGGAATTTCTTCGGGCATCTTCAAGTCGCCTTTTTCCCCTGTCAGAACAGCTTTTTTAATCTTGCCTGTCTCATATTGCAAATCCAGAACAAATTTCCAAAGCTCTCCAAAGGACTCTTCGACTTTGTTTTTGTATCTGCTCAATTGTTTTCACTTCCTTTCTAGTCAAGAACTTTGTAGATGGTTTTAATCTGTCTGTTTACTTTCTGGAATCTTCGGTTCAAGGAACCTATCTGCTTTATCAGGATTCTTGTATTTTGCGATTGTTTCTCCGACACCAAGAAAATATCCCTTGTCAAACTCTGACATATTGGGAACTGCCTTGGTTATTGATTCGAGAATCTTTTTTTCTTTCTCAGACAATGTATTCACTCCTTTCTTACACGTTTTGATTCTTCAAAAGCAACTAAGTCACTTTCTAGCACTCTGTAACCAGAGCCGTTCAGATTGATTGCCGGAAGCTGTTTATTCCGTATCCATCTCCACACGGTAGGAACTTTCACACTATATCTCTGAGCGATTTCTTCGCAAGTGTAAAGACGTTCCAAAAAAATCACCTCCTACTTATTTTTAGTTGCGTTTACCACTTATTTGTGTTATCCTAGTTAATGCCTATTGGCAAAGGAAAGGAGTGGTTATCATGACCCAACTTTTGAATTTGCCTGTTCCCTTTGCTCTTAATCCGTCCGTACTGATACCTCGACAGTCAAAACAGGTCAAAGACGGCTCTGATTGTTTTGTCAGCGATTAGGCATGTTGCAGAACCAAGACTGCGAAAGTGACAATGTGCTTCAAGAAGCATTTGGCGCTATCGGATGTGGCTTCGGCCTGCAAAGTACATAGGGTAAACAAATTTGGAAAAGGACTGTTCAGAATAGCGCTCTGAGCAGTTTCTTTTTATCTAATAAAAGTGTCGGTTCTATCAGATCGTGGTAAACGCTCAAGGCTTTGTATTACCTTGTGTTATTATAATATCTCACATAGATAGATTTGTCAAGCGTAAATCTCACAAAAATTTGACAGAGTTAGATTTTTGTGCTACTATATACTTGCAGTTAAGAATAGGAGGTGAAAAGAGTGAATACTAGGATTCAACAAATAAGAAAGACTGCGAAGATGACTCAGGATGAGTTTGCCGAGAAAATCGGGGTATCTAAGAACTTTGTTTGGATGATAGAAAAAGGAGAAAGAGTTCCATCAGAACGAACTGTCAAGGATATCTGTAGGGAATTTAAAGTCAACTACGAATGGCTGACTAAGGGAACAGGTGATATGTTCATCCAGAATAAGAGAAAATCCGAGATTGCGGATTTCGTTGGTTCTGTCTTGAATGGCGAAGCAGACAGCTTCAAGGTGCGATTGGTAGAAATACTTGCTAATCTAAATGAATCAGAATGGGAAACACTTCAGAAACTTGCGAACGCTTTAGCGGACAAGGAAGAGGAATAAAAAGATAGGGACAGGATGTAACTCCTGCCCCTTTTCTTTATTTCAGTCCCAGAAATGATATTATAAATCTAAATATTGTATACAATTGGTCATGGTCTGCTTTTTCTATCATTTCAATAATCTCTTTCTTATAATCCATAATAACCCTCCCTATTGCAATTACCACCTACATTACAGTATATGTCCGGTTTGTGGGAACGATCGAACATTCGTTCGTTTTTTTGCTATTATACCACTAATGTTCGCCCTTGGAAACTGCCAGATATACACCGATATGTTTATGATTGCATAGAAATTATTCGTAACATCAAAGATATAGTCTTTTCTGTTTAGTGGCAAGGCGAATAAAAACGGCGGCATGGTCTGCTTTATTTCATGGGCGCTATTCTTATGTAGGGTAGAAGATCTGTACGCATTTTGGACAGAATACACTTCTGACTCTTCGCGGATATAATCGTCTACGCACATTGGTAAATAAACAATGTAATTAAGCAAAAGCACAGCTCCTATTATAATTAGTATATTTTTGATTATTTTCATTTCACAAATCACCTAAAAACGTCTATTTACAACTAAATTTAACGATGCTATAATAAAAATAGCATATTTAAACACTTTTTTTTGCAAATGGCGAAAACAACGCCCATAAGGGAATGATTTGAATGAAAATTGCGATTTGTGACGATGATAATTTACGAATTGAAATTTTCAAAAATAGCATTGACCGATATCTAAAAGAGCATGGTGATGGCGGATATACATTAACCACTTACACCAGCGGAAAGCCTTTGATCGACGATGTTTCAGATGGCGAATGGTATGACATTATAATTCTTGATGTCTCCATTAACGGAGAAAATGGCATAGAGATTGCCAAAAGATTAAGAAAAATCGGATACTATGGAAATATCACTTTTTGGACAAAACACAAAGAATATGTATTTGATGCACTTGATGTGCTACCGGTTCATTATATCATTAAAGGATCTGAGCATGGAAGAATGTATTCAGTTGTTGAGCAGACTCTTGAAAATATCCGTGAAAAAACGCTTACCATCAAGAACAAGGATTACTTTCACAGAGCTGAATTCCGGCGTATTGAATACATCGAAAGCCAGAACAAATACATAATGATCCATTGCACGTGCGGAATATCGCACAAGGAACGAGGAAAGCTCAATGATATCGAAAAGAGTCTTGACGGAAGATTTTTGCGCTGCCACCAGAGCTATATAGTTAATATGGACGAGGTAAGCGAAGTAAGCCATTTTTTTACGATGGTATCTGGCGCGATCGTCCCGATCAGGCAAAGAGAATTTGCAAAAATAAGAGAAAAATATGAAAACTACGTCATTGGAGGGAGATAAAGCATGAGCGAAGAAAAAACCAAGAAGTGCAAACATTGCAAGATGGACATTCCAAAAGATGCAAAAATATGTCCACATTGTAGAAAGAAACAAAAAAGCGGAATATTAAAATGGGTTGTATTAATACTTATCATAGGAGTGGTTATCGGTGCTGTCACAGGCGAAGATAAATCCGCTGATAGTACGACAAAACAAACAGAAGCAACTGCTTCAGACAGTCAGAAACAGGAATCTGAGTCAATCGAATATACATCTGTATCTGTAAATGACATGATGGATGCCCTTAATAATAACGCTATGGGAGCGTCTGACAAATATAAAGGTAAATACCTTGAGATTACCGGAAAGCTCACAAACATTGATGCAGCCGGAAAATATATTGATCTCATGGCTGATGGAGATTTTGAGATTATTGGAGTTCAGTGTTACATCAAAAACGACGACCAGAAAGCTAAAATAGCATCTATGTCAAAAGGTGACACTGTTACATTGAAAGGAAAATGTACGGATGTCGGAGAAGTGCTTGGATATTCTCTTGATATTGATGAAATAGAATAAATGCTAAAAAAGACCGGCTCTCGCTACCAGCGAGGACCGGTTTTTAAAAAAAAAGAAAAATATTTTTACGTTCCGCAAAGCATAACGAAGTGAAACGTATCGCCTGACAAGTCATATTGTATCATCTTCGGTGTGTTCGGACAAGTCAGAAAGTTTGTTCGGTTAATAAGGAGGAAAAGAAATGGCAACTGCAAAAAAACTGCCATCTGGCTCATGGAGATGTCAGGTATTCAGTCACATCGAAGAAATCCCGTTATCAGACGGGACTATCAAAAAGAAAAGGGTTTATAAATCTTTTACATGTTCAGATCCTAGCAAAAAAGGGAAGCGAATCTGTGAGCAAATGGCTGCCGAATGGGCAGCAAAAAAAGAAAGTGAAGTATTGACTGCGCGATATGTTCCACCAGAAGATATGACATTAAAAGAGGCATGTAATAAATACATAGAAAGCAGAACAGGTGTTTTATCCCCTGGAACTATTAGAGAATATAAGCGATCTGTCAAAAGAGACATGGCTAAACTTATGTCATTAAATATAATGGAAATCACTCAAGAGGATGTTCAAGCTGAAATGAATCGTGAAGCACTTACTCATTCGCCAAAAACTGTGTACAATATGCATGGCTTTCTTTCTACTGTCTTGAAGACTTATCGTTCGGATTTCATCTTAAGAACTTCCTTACCTAAAAAGGTAAGACCGAAAATCTATGTACCTACATCTGCCGAAGTCAAAAAGGTAATTGAATGTACTGTAGGTAGTGAATTAGAGATACCTGTTCTTCTGGCAGCGTTCGGTCCGATGAGGCGGTCAGAAATCTGTGCGCTTAATTCTGATCATATCAAGCAGAACATAGTACATGTCGAATATGCTATGGTTATGAATGATTCTCATGGTTGGGTTATCAAAAGACCAAAATCTTTTGCTGGTGACAGATTCATTTCATATCCAGATTTTGTTGCAGATAAATTAAAAGGAATACATGGGAAAATAACAAATTTGAACCCATCGCAAATATCCGACAGATTTTCAGATCTGTTAGATGACAATCAGATTCATCATTTTCGATTCCATGATTTGCGTCATTATTGCGCATCTGAGTTGCATACTCTTGGAATTCCAGATGTATATATTATGCAGCGCGGCGGTTGGGAGGATGATACCACATTAAAAAATGTATATCGGCACGTTCTGGTTGATCGAGAAAAAGAGATGAATGAAATTGGGAATGATTATTTTTCCAAGCTATGCAACACAAAATGCAACACGAAAAAAGAAAGTGCTGAAAAATAGCGTATATTAGGATTTTTCTTGCAGGTTCAAGTCCTGTCATCCGCATTTTTATGAAAATCTTGTATTCACTGGTTCTCGTAAAGAACGTAGTGTTTACAATGGTTTCGGCAATTTCAAATTAGCTCATAAAATATGTTATTTTGCCATTTTGGGCATAAAAAAGAAGAACTATGCAACACGAAATGCAACACGAATTTGATACAATATGTAAAAAACAGCCCCAAGGAGTAACCTCCAAGGGGCTTAAGTTTTATGCTTTTTAGATTGCAATCAAATCTTTCCAGGTGTTCTCGCCACACTCTCCATCTACCACCAGTACTCCATTTCTGGATTTCTGATACTGTTTTAATGCGTAAATGGTATTTGCATCTGCCTTTCTGGATAAGCTCAGGGCTTTTCCATTCTTTCCTTTGAATCCTCTGGCAATTAAAATCTCCTGCAGTAACAGGACAGAAGTTCCTTCGCTTCCAAGTTTTACTAATTTTGGCTCAAACATATAACCGGCTCCTTTCGATGTGGTCGTTGATGGTTTTGTGCTAGTTGATGGTTTTGCGGTAGGCTTACTTCCAGTAGTATTGGTAAGTCCACTAAAATCAATCCCTTTTCCAGTAAATCTAAGACGATGCGTCCATCCGTGACTATACAGGTACCAGGGCTGTGTACGGATTTCATTTCCGGAGTTGTCCTTTGTATCGGCGGTTCCCTCGGATGATCTGGCGTGTACGATATTATTTTTATCAATCGCCATCGCTACATGACTATTGGATCCATTCGAATTATTGTCCGCCAGTTCCAGATCGCCTTTGATCATCTGCGCATGCGCTGTCTGATTCCTAGCAACAACCTCAAATCCGGCATTCAGCATCTTGAGCATATTGCCAGTATAAGAGCAATTCTCTTTGAGATAACGTGCCTGTTTGGTAAGCCCATTTTTGAGGAACGCATAGTAATAAGCAGTAAGCGCCAATGAGCTACAGTCGAAAGATTTCGGAATGTTAATTTCGTATAAACTCCTAATTCTCTGACTGTATCCATGACTGTTATCATTCGCAATATTCACTGCAAAGCTTACTGCATCGTTTCTCACATTCTGGATAATCTGTTCTTTTGTCTTTGCCATTGTTCCACTCTCCTTTGCTTCTGTATAATCTTTATAAAATATATTTCTATCAACTTTGGTATTAATTCCTGGAATCGTTGCTTTTGAGCTGTACTGCCAGCCAACGCCCCAACTTGGACGTAATCTCTCAACTACTGTCCCCTTATCATTTGCCGGATATCTGGCAATCCAGAAATCATGCTTTTTGAGGTGACTGCAAATCACATTCATGTACCAGTCAAGATTGCAATAGATTGCAAATTTATAACCAGCAGCAACAATAATCTCTCTGAATGCTTCTGCCAGATTATGAATACTTTCAGCTCCAAGTACTCTCTGTCTATGATTCTCTAAGTCGAGGAATACTGGAAACTGAATCTTTCTTCCGTTCAATACGGAAACAACCTTTCTGGCTTCGTTCTGGGCTTCAGATACTATTGAAGCGTAGGAATACTTGTATACACCTACTGGAATTTTGTGTTTGCTGCAACCGGCAAAATTATTCTCAAACTGAGAATCAATTACGTTACCAACTTCTGTGATACGCAATATTGCAAAGTCCATGCCGTAATTTGCCACGGTATCCCAATTAATTTTTCCTTGGTGTGCCGATACGTCAATGCCTTTAATTTCCAATTCTATCAACTCCTTTCATGATTTCATAGCCATGAGCAAAACTCCACACATTCAGTATTTATGCGGGTTTGCGAGGCATGGCAACCTCATTAATCACTTCAAATTTATAGTAACAATCAGCTCCAAATGGTATAATTAAGTTGTCAAAATCAATTCACCGAAAGGAGCTGATTGTTATCTATCGTCAAGAAATTTTGAAAGACATTCGTCTTTTCACTTCACAACCAGTTGCAAAGTTTTATGATTCTCTTTTTCTGAATCTTGATTTATCCTTTGTTCCGGAGTTTCCCAAGACAGGAAGGAAAGGCTTTTCAAATCACGCTATGATTTGTTCCTTTATTGTCATGAAATGCGAAGGTTTCTCCATGATTTCCGATCTTGTCGATTATCTTCACAATAATCTTCTGATTGCGCATTTTTGTGGCTTTGATATTTCTCGTCCACTTCCTTCTTATTGGACTTTTGATCGCTTCCTGAAAAATTTCGATAACAAAGTTCTCTCTGAAATCATGAAAACTCAGGTGTTATTCCTTTCTAAAGAAGGTATTGTAGACACTTCTTTTATTGGCTTAGATTCAACCCCTGTCTCTGCAAATACTTCACAGAATAATCCGAAATCTTTTCTCTCAAATAAGTTTAAACCCGGAAATCAACCAAGGGCGGATTCGGATTGTAGACTCGGCGTCCACACTGCATCCAATCAAACGAACGAGAAAAAATATGAATTCTATTGGGGCTATAAAAATCATGTCCTTGTAGACTGTATTTCAGGTCTTCCTATTTATGAAATGACCACAACCGCGGAAGTTCATGATGCTACCGTCGCTTTAGATATCCTTGCTGCTACCCATTCCTTTCAACCAATAACAGACTGCACATTCCTTGCCGACAAAGGTTACGATGTCAAAAATATCTACAATCAGGTTAAAGATCTTTACAATGGAGAATGTATCATTCCATTAAACAAACGTAATTCCAAAAATCCGAAACTTCTTTCTCAAGGGAATCCCATTTGCGAAGCAGGGCTTGCCATGTGGAAGGATGGTAAGTTTTCCGATTGTGGTCGTACCCGTCAAAAGTTTTGTTGTCCTCTAAAATCAAGTAAAGATACCGTTTGCCCATGCCACCACAAAAATTTCTATAATGGTAAAAAGCATCGTGGCTGTACGAAATATCTCACCATTCCTGATGATTTAAGACTTTCCATTGATAGGGACAGCAAATATTTTGAAAGTAATTATTCACTCCGCACAGAATGTGAACGCTATAATTCGCGTTTTAAAAATACTGGTCAGGAGCGGATGTGGGTGAGAAATAAAGCGTCTGTTACAAACTTAAACACACTTGCCCATATCAGTTTACTGGCAGTTGCCGTTGCCGCAATCACTAGACATTCCGGTCAGTCTTATCGCAAACTAAAAACAATAAAACGAATTGCTTGATTAAAAAATTCTCATAGTCTTATGATTTCGTAAGTTTTGGACTTACGTTAGCTTTGCTGTGCCATAAAATCGTAACTTCAAACTTTATGGAAACTAACTGCCACGTCCTACTTTTGAATTAATGTGTTTTGCTCATCTCTAGATTTCATGAAACATATTTATGAAATTTTCAAAGTTCTTAGTTAACTAAACAGGAGAATTATTAAGTTGTTTCAATCGTAAATGGTTCGTAAGAATATTGCAGCTGAAATTAAATATATCTCCATTCGCTATACTTTCCGTTTCCAGCAGTTCTATAATTGCAATTCCTAATTGCGATAGTAGATGATCCGAAGCTGATAGCAAATTGAACTGCATATGTCAGTCCACTTTCGCTAAAACTAGCATCTGTAATTATCATGTACCTGTTTCCTCCTATTTTTTTAGGAAGAGTGCCGCTACTTCGTTCTGTTGCAACTATAATTGAGGAACCATTTATTTTATCAATATTGTCGTAGAACTGCGGGATTTTACCTGTCACTGCCTTCCTATTTAATTCATTAATCGCCCCCAGTACCGTCTTGTTGTTCGTCTGCAAGTTGCTGATTACTGCATTTGTCAATTTCCCAACAATCCAGTTCCAGATTCCGCTGAACGGCGAAAGTTTGTTTGACTTTTATGCTGTATCATAGAGCATTAAGGTATCTGCATCTTCTGGGGTTGCTTTTGATGGATATTCATTAAATTTTGCCATATTAATTCTCCTTTTCTATATTGAACTCTCTATACTGATTTCAATGGTGGCTCATGCGCCAATAGAACTGTGACTATTGGAGTATTGTATGCTGATTAATTCAATCTCATAAAATCAACATATGAAAGATTGGCATTATTTACAATTTCAATTGTCTTTCCTGAGTACATGGTGACTTTTAGCTTACTTCCATTTATGATAACAGGATAAGAAATGCTCTGATATGAATCAATCATTCTAAACCATGGATTCGCTATTACTTTACCATCTACTTCGATATTTAATGCCACACCCAGAACATTCGAAGTTGATGCTTCAAGATTTGCAAAAAGGTTGATATTTACTAAATATGTGCCTTTGGGGAACGTATAGTAATTTTTGTAATCAGCTGCACTCACATACTGTATTCCAGCAATGTTGTTCCATGCAGTCCCACCGATTGCAAGCCCGGAATAATCGCCAGAACTTCCAGGTACATAAAATTTACCTATAGCATAAAAACGAGCAGTTTTTCCTAAATTCGTGTTTAGCGTATTGATTCCCAATTTATCTTTCAAATAAGTGAACAGCTGTGAAAACGATATTTTCTTTAATACATTCCCTTCTCCAACTATCAATGTGTCACTTTCTGCTGGTGTTGCTTTCGAAGTCAGTGCCGACATTAATATTGTTTTTAATGATTCTGCCATGGTGTCACTCCTTTCTTAAGAGTTGCTTTATTTCATTAAGTTCCTGCTTGAGTAAATCTATTTCTGACTTCTGACTTTTAATCATTGCAAACATAGCCGGTATCATGATACGTTCGTTCCAGTTCTCAGCTTTGCCATCTATGTGGTCAACTGCCAGAGGAAAATACATATCCACATCTTCTGCTATGAACATTGGAAATTCTACGTCTGCGCGTTCATCTCCTTTTGCAAGGTAGCCTTCTTTATACCGTGCCATTATCGGTTCGATGTTGTACAGATTCTCAATAAATTCTTCTGGCAACGAAGCTCCGAGGATTTTGTAGCGTTTGGAGGAAGATGAACTCATGTATACTAGATTGTTGTAAATCCTTAAATAATTTCCAGATGAAAGTGTGTCTAAATTGAAAATCTGAAATTTATCCGTTCCATCGGAAAAAGGTTTTGTTCCGCAAATTATGTTAAAGCCCCCATCGGCAACAAGACCATTTCCATAAGCACTCAAGGTGACCCCATTAATGCTTATTTCTTCATTTTCTGCGTCCAGTATTATAATGCCGTTAGGAGACTTTAATTGTCCTGTCTCACTATCTAGAACCCACCCGGCAATATTTCCAGTGTTAGCACTTAATTCACCAGTAAAAGTTCCTTTTGCTGAATTCAAACTGCCGGAAAACGTTCCTTTTGTAAAATTCACTCCTGTGTTGTCAATATATCCAACTTGATTACCGGCTGAATCTCTAATAACTAATTTTCCATTGCCATTATTTACACCGCCCAATGTCAATTCACCGCCAAGCGCTGCACTGAAGCTGATATACAGTTGACCATTCTTGTAGTACAGGCCTTTCCATGCACCATCATTTGATAGTATTTCTACGATTTGCGATTGTGTCAGATTGTCCACATCAATTACTACCGCAACACTCTGCATATCCATCAATGTTGTAGTTCCACCGGACGCATATAATTTACATCTAACATTTGTCACATCTCTCGGAATACCGACAGTTGAACCATTAGAACTTGCTACTGTCTGACCAGATCCATTTGTCAAAATAGAATACAAATAGTGTGTCACGGTATCCTCATCGGTTGAACTAGTATAAATGGTATTCCAAGTGTTTCCGTCAGCAGTCTCTTCAACAACGAATCTGCCTTTATAAGGCACTCTAGTAGCTGACTTTCCGTCACGATAATACGCTTTAAATGTTATAAAGTTTGGACTAATTGTCTTGTCAGAGCCACGTTTCAAGACGTTACATGATGGCTCAACCATGTATGTTCTACCAGGTTCACCATCTTTTCCATCTTCGCCCTTTTTCTGCTTGGAAATCGTAAATCTCTTCGTTATAGAAAGATTAATCAGGTACGTTGCCTTAATATCCACCCATCCATTGTCTACACTCAAGCCTGTGACAGTGTAAGTATGCGTATCTACATCCCACGAGCCGGTCACATTGCTTGATTTTGATATATTGTAAGTACAGTTTGCGGTAATGTCATCATTTCCGTACATAACCTGTGCTGTGGTTGCCACAGTCGGAAATACCGGAATGTTTCCGTCTGCGTCAGATGTGATCGTCTGCATATCGTTCGACAGCTGGAATGTCATATTCTTGGCAGATGCAATATTGTTGTCCATTTTTGTCAGTTTATCCGGCAAAGAACTACCACCAATTACAACATTATCACCACTGATGATTACTTTTTTGGTTTCCATATCAACCTGGAAGATTATGTTTCCATCGCTATCTCTGACAGTCAGTGCGCCTGTGTCAATATAATCAGCATTGATACCATGTGCGTACAGAATTTTTGCTATCAAATCGCCTGTCAGAAAAAAACCGTAAGGATATGTTTTACCACCATCATTGGATACGCCAATGGCTTCTGCTGTGAATTTAATTACATTTTTTGATTCTGCGAGTGTAGGCTTGTCATGCAGATATGTGATAGTACTGCCATCTTCCTGTGTGACTGATGTTTCATATAATCCAGAAGAATTTTTTAAGGTTTCTTCTAATTTCTCTACTGCTTTTTCTCTGGCCGTTTTTTCTTTTTTTACAAGACGCCTTGCCTCTACGATTGCCTTAGTGGATTCTGACTGGAACTTGCTCATTCCTCTGATCGGATCATCGGCTTGAGTTTTTACAGTGGTCTTTCCATTAACGAAACAGGAAACGTCTGTCAGTGGAGTGATATACCTATTCCACTTGCGGTCGTAAGTATATGCCATATCTCCAAACTCAATGAGTGGATTATATGCAAGTTCTCCCGACATGTTACGGAATTTAGCTCCAATTATGGAATCACCGATTTGAGCAGCCACAGTGTCCAAATCGACATCGTTTACAAGATCATTCTCCAATTCAAGAACATATCCTGCACTTCCGTACATGGCTTTATTTTCTTTATTTTTGAGTTTGATTCCGGTAATCACAATATCATCACTGGATACAGTCGGACTCTCAAAAAAGTCTTTGAGCTTTTCGGATGTGTCAGCTGCTGATTCGATCAATGTCAAGAATCCATCACTATCAATTGTCCAGTTCCCTGTCGGACTGATAAAACTTTCTGAGTCAATACTTGCGCCGCCTTTAAATGTTACATTTCCATCAGCGTCCACTACTGCGTTGTAATCTTCTTGTGTATTGGAAAAATCCCATCTGATAAATCGCAAGTATCCTCTGCTGTCCAGGCGAGCGTTCGCAGTCTCAAGCATTGCTGCCCATCCGAACAACTGACGAAACGTCATGTTTTCCGGAATCTCTGACACGATCAGATTTCCATGAGCCATGGAGACTTCTGACGGAATACCAAGAGTCTCACACGCATCTCTAACAAGAGTCTCTATTGACTGTGGCAGAACCAGATGAGATATATAAGTTGCGTTCATTTTATACATATCGTCCAAAGCGGTAAAACTAAGGATTTCGCCATATTGTTCTGGTGTCGTAATTGTATAAATACCTTTATCAATGGTTTCGACTCTGTCTTCTGTCGCTGCTTTTGTTGCCAGAATCGCACCGCCACTCTGGTCAAGAATTGGCTCATAGTTTTCATCCAGCAATTCATCTGTTGTAGCCAGACTTGCTACGGAGGTCTGCATTTTAAGATACGCATGAACTTTTGCCATGTAGAAATTATAGTTTTTCCACTGATCAGAAGTGTTGTCCAACTCCAATGTCATGGATTTACAAACAACGCAGCCAATCGGAAAGCTGCTACTTTCTGCACAATCAGAAAAAGTACAATTTTCGCCCATGATTTCATCTTTTACGGTTTTTACAGTTCCGTCAGGAAAGGTGATTTCCACTTCCTGCCAGACTCTTTCTCCGTCCTGTAGTTTTTGCTTAAATGTATCAGATACATTAATCAAGTGGATTCACCCCCTGCATGTTAAAAGATATTTTTGATACAAATTTTAAGTCTTGCGAAATTTCTCCAATAGTTAGGCTTGCTTTTCCGACATAAAACGGGTCAGTTCTCCATGTCATGTGGTAAAGCGACCAATGGTACAAATTGAAAGTTTTTCCTTTTGCGATAATTTTGAGAATTTTGTTTGCTTCTACAACTGGAACGTTTGATGCTTCATAGCTATATTGTTCAACTGTAAATAGTGGAGTCAGTAATGCTTTTCCAAACTGCGTACGGTTACTACCTTCTGAATAAGTTGTTTCAAGGTTGTAACCCATATCTTTGTCCGGCTGATAGATGGAAGCCCCATTCATTTTGTATCGTTCCGTTATGTTTTTTGGAATAGTTGCCACGCTTCCACCTCCTATGCCAGTTCAAACGGGTTTCTGCCGCTTGTATCACGTCTTAACTTTGCTTCTTCGATAATTTCATCAAATACTGTTCTTCGGTTAATCTGAGCAGTAAAATGATAATCTCCACCGGAATTGCTTCCGGATTCTTCGCGAACAATCTTTCTGAGCAGCGCTTCTGGTGTTTCAATGTTATTGCCCTGTTTCTGGTCGCCCAGGACAGCCAGAAATTCGCTTCTTGGTGGAATAACTGCACCTTTTGCCAGATATGGAATAGTCGGTACTCTTGGAAAGCTTGCGCTAAATCCGATCGTCTTAGAGCCGAATGGTGTAGGCACTTCCCACGGACCAAATGACATTGCAGATTCAATTCCACTGATCGCGCCGTTCACCGTACCGATTGCGCCATTTACGATACCGATAACTTTATTGAATATCTCTTTAACTTTGTTTTTAATACCCTCGAACGTATCAATAACCTTGTCTCTTGCACTTTTGAATTTATCAACGATTCCATCAACTATCCTCTTTACAACTTCTTTTATAGTGGACCATATAGCGCTCCACTTTTCTTTTGCACTTGATTTGATACCATTCCAAATAGAAACAATCTTTTCTGCCAAATCACTAAGTTTGGATTTTATTCCATCGACGAAAGCTATGGTTTTGTCTTTAATCCAACTCCATACCGCACCTGCAACTTCTTTTATTTTGTCCCAGTTTTTGTACAGCAATACACCAATCGCAATGCAAGCTGTTACTGCTGCTATAAAAATTCCGCCCGGTCCGACAGCTGTCGCAATGGCTTTGATTCCACCAATAATGCCGCCAGAGCCGGTCATGAGTGCAATAAGACCCTTAATGAAACTTGCTACTGTCGTTATACTTCCTGCGATTCTCGAAGCTAAGCCTGCAATCTTCGCTGCCGCAAATGCTCCGATCAGAGCTGCGCCGAATGCCTCAATAATTGACTGATGGTCTGCGAAAAATCTTGCCAAATCAGACACTAGGTTGATCACTATTGGAATTCCCGTTTCAATCAGCCATTTCAGCATTGGAAGAACAATATTGTTATAAATCCATTCAAGAACATTTCCGATAGATTCCAGAATTGGCGCAAACGTACTTGTTAGATTACTGATAGATTCCAGTAGAGGATAGAAATTAAGGTTCGCCGCCCATGTTGCTGTATCCTCTGCGATTTTTTCAACAAACTGCATAACTACCACAAGGGCATCTGCAATGTTCTGGATGATCTGCGTTCCAACACTGTTTTTGTTCCATGCATCTGCGAAACCAGATGCAATATTACCGATAGTTTTAAGCACATTCTGAGCAATCCTCAGCATGGTTTCTAACATCGTTGTGCCTGTGCCATTTGTCCAGACCTCTACAAGGCTTTTACCTACACTTACAACGAGCTTTTTGAGTCCATCAAGTGCGGTTTTTGCCGCATTAATAGTATTCTTGCCCTCTTTTTTCCATGCGTCCTGGAATGGCTTCCAGAGTTTTTTAAGAAGGTCGGCTAGTTTCTTGGCAGAATCACTGATTTTGTCCAGCGCATTTTCTCCCTCTGCGAGTTTGCCATAATTTACACTGTCAACCGAACCCGGCAATCCGCCGCCCCCAGAACCAGTTCCGCCGGTTCCAGAACCGGATGGCGTTGAAGATGTACTCCCTGTAGAACTAACCTTGTGCACTTCATCAAGCGATGAAAGATAGTTTTTTGTTTCCTTATTCGCTTTTTTTGTAGCTTTCGCATTGTCGTTCGTGGCATCTGCCAGTTTCTCTGCATTATCGGCTGCCTGTCCATACTGATCTGCCGTATCTGCAATTGCATCCGCTCCGGCAAGCCCTGCGCCGCTTCCACCTGTCTGACCTGATGATTTCTTGCCAGTAATAAGCTCCGTAAATGACTTGAAGGCATTTGCCAGAGTTGCCAGTTTACCGAGCAGAATATTGATTACTTTCAGAACAGGCGTGAAAATATTAATCAATCCCTGGCCGACTGTTGCTTTTAATGACTGCAACTGCAGTTGCATCACTCGCACCTGATTCGCCCATGAGTCAGATGTTCGAATGAAATCACCAGATGCAGCCGATAACTGTTTCTGCACAAAAGCCAGACGGAGAGCTACTTTCTCCTGCTCGGTCATGGCAGACGTTGTTTTACCATAACCGTTTGCCAGTGCGTACTGATCTAGTGCCGACTGGGTCATTACCACGCCGAGATCTTTGAGCGTTTCCGTTTCACCCGTAAACACTGATTTCAGTTTGATATACGCCAGATCCTGACTTATGTTATAAAACGATGCCACATCACCGGTTAGCTGTGTCAGAGCCGTTGACATGTCATAAGCCTGTGCTTCTGAGAATCCGAACGACTTTGACATTGCTCCGAATGTACCAACATACCGCTTTGCCATAGTCTCCGATAGTCCAGCGCTGGTCATAGCGTTCTTTGCAAATTCATTTACTTTGTCTGACATGGTTGTAAATGTAACATCAACCACGTTCTGCACTTCTGCGAGATCTGAGCCAAGGGCAACGCATTCTTTTCCAAACTGTACTAATTTACCAACAGCAAATACTCCGCCGATAAGTAGTCCTATTTTTTTTACTGTGCTTCCAAGCCCGTCAAATGACTGTTTAATCGCTGATACACCTTTTTGGACACCGGTTGTGTCTAATCTGGTATCAATAATGACTGAGCCATCAGCAGCCATACATTCACCTCCTAACTATTTGAGGTTTAACATCTCATTCAGCGCATCCTTGTACGCTTGCTCCTCTTCGCTGAGACGTGTTTTTATATCAATAATGTTCTTATTTTCCTGATAGAATTTCTTTTCCCATTTATCGAGCTTTTCGCCATTTGCCTTTTTTGAACGAATTCCAACTACGGTATTAAAAAGACATTCGCCAGATTCCATAAAGTATCCAAAAAACGTCCACCAGTGCATATAAGGCACTGCTCTGATTTCTTTACCGGCAACCTTGTTTACCGCCGGAACAATCATGTCTCCATCCTGTTCCCAATCCATCAAACGGGGCTTTGGGCGGTTTGGATTATCGTCAAACTGCCCGCAGTCGATGAACTCATAAGCTTTTTGAAGAGCTTCGCTTAAATTTTCTTCTGGTATCTCCCACCATTTTTCGTACATTATCTGAACAGCAATTATTGCTTTCGCTTCATTGCTAAAATCCGGATTTCCAAGAGCGATTAATATGCCTATTATTTTTCGAAAATCCGTTCTGATAGAAAAATCCATCCCACTGATATTTAGTGAGGTGGGTAGCTCATAGGCGGTCATTTTGTATATTTCTCCACGTACTTATTGACTGCTGCCTGCATTTTCTTTTTTCTCTTTTCGATTTCCGGCGCAATTGCTTCTGCGATCTTATCCAGAACAATGTAAGCGAACACCTGACCATTTCCGAAAACGGTTGTTGCGGTAATTGGTTCTTTGAACAGGTCTTTTGATGCTTCATATCCGAGCAGATAATTGATTTTATCCTCGATCTGTTTGTTCAGTTCTGCCATTTCTTTACCGGAAGTGACTTTCTGGATAGAATTTTTGAGCTGTTCAAAGTATTCTGCCAGTTCTTCTGCACGTGCTGCTACATTGATATCGGTCGGATTCAGTTTGAAAGAAGAAAAAACTTCATTTTCATTGTTGGTAAATGTAAAAATGAGAATTCCATCGTCAATTTTTGTATTAATTACTTTTGCCATTTGGCGTGCCCTCCTTGCATATGTGTTTATTCGCTGTCAGCTGTGAATGTACCGGAACTGATGTCGAACTTTCCTTTTACACGTTCGCCGACATAGTTAACGGTAAATGGAATCTGATAGCCGGATGTATCGCCGCCGTAGCTTGTCGGCACAACGTAGCAGTCCTGCTGATATGCTTCATACTTGCCTGCTGTGGCTTCTGTCCAGAGATGAACCTCAACTGCTTTTGTTTTGAGATTATCGTCTTTGAGACGCCCATCTACGATCTTCTGTAACGCTGTGAACAGATCAGAAGTGGTATCTGCATAAAACGGATCAGCATCAGAAGAAACTTCGTAGCCGTTATGCTTGAATGTGGATTCTCCAAGAATGTTTTTAGACGTTTCAGTATCCGGATTGAGTTCGACATTGTACTCTTCCAGATCTTTTCCAAGACGCTCATATTTCGGTGTCAGTCCCCCACAGAGAGAGCCTGCATCGATATAATGTGCCATATATTTACGGTCAATTTTTCCTGTAACTGCCATAGAAATGTCCTTTCTGCCTATAACTTCTAAAAAGGCTGTGTAGGTTAGCGACTATCTCCAATTGATAGCCGGTTGTTACTTGTTATATTACTTCATAAGTGTTTTCATAGCGTACCGATAACGGTAATAACCAGTCCTGTACGCCACTCTCCTGTGGTTCTAAACCATAGGAGTTGTCACGGGTGATACGTTTTATCACTCGCCCCTGTGAAAGCTCTGGAAACGCATTTAAACGTGTCTCAGAGCCATTTATGACAACTGGTTCCCGGCATATCCATTTGCCGAGATTGTCGAGGAACTTCTGAACAGATAGCTTCTGCCGTTCTTTGTCAGATGTTGTTCGGTATACCACATAAAATGAGTACTGACAAATTTGGTGCATTATTCCGCAAACATCTTCTTTTTCTGAATAGACCAACGCTCCGTTATCTGCCGAAAACGCAATTCCGGATTCTTTGCCGAGTTCCTCGAATTTGATTGTTTCATTTTCATACAGTCCCGGATACTGATTCAGAAGTGCTTTCATGGCATCTGTCAGAATCTCGTATCCGGTTGCATCTTTTCCAATAGGCTTATCCGCCATGTCTGCCACCTCCTGCCTGTGCTTTTACTTTGCGAATCCATGTACTGCCATATTGCCGTTTAGCGGCATCGAACCATTTAGCTTGTGCCTGTGGGTGAGCTTGTTTGGTGTATTCAAGATTCTCCTTTGCGGCTGTCTGGCCAGAAAACTGGCTAACAAGGACTTTCTTTGCTCCACGTCTTGCGTAGGGACTTCCAGTTGCTTCATCAACCATTCCTTTTCCCTCATATAAAAAACGTCCATAAGGTGCCGCCGCTGCGCATACTTTCCCAGTTCCTTGCAAGGATGTACTCTCAACTCTTGTTCGGTTAATGAAGTCCCCTGTAATCATCGGCATAAATGGCACCATACTGTCCATAACCATTCCATCAAGGAGATACTGAGCTTCTTGATATTGCCTGGAAAATCTATCCATATTCAGCTTGATTTTCATATCTCCATCGACTATGGAGAATCCTTTGAAATGATGAATCTTACTCATATTACTTACCCAGAATCTCAAAGTGCGGAATTAGTGTATACGGACCGCCTACACTGGTAATCTTAAACACGTTATCCTTGTTCTCATTCATGTACTGGTAGAATCCGCTCCGATAATCACCATCAGTTACCGTTCCACCAGTCCACTCGCCCTCCCAGAAGAATGACTCATCCGAGAATGTAATAGTATCTTCCAGAGCGTTGTTAATCTGCCTTTTCCACTCTTTAGGTTGCACCCATGGAAGAATCTTGCCGCCTTTATCAGCAATGGTTATATCGCCATTCTGAACAGTATAATGAATGTGTAACTGTGCGTTGTCAGTTGCGTCTGGTCCGTATTTTTTGAGGATTGCTCCTTTGTCCGTAATGAGGTCAACGCCGGATAAAACATGAGGATACCAGTACGCATCTCCAGTTGTGGCACTTTCGTAATAGTTGAAAAGTGTAATTTTAGATGAATACATGATACCCTCTCCTTAATTATTCTTTCTGCACTGTCTGCTTAATAACCTGATTCACTCCGGTTGCTGATAATCCATTAAACATACCGACTGCAACTGCTGTGATATAATCTGTTGCCGGGAAGTCCGGGATAACTCCCATCCCGACCGCTCCGAGAATCCCACCAATAACCGCCATGATTACCGGGATCCATTCATCGGAGATTCTTTTTGATGCTTTGCAGCCCATTCCTACGATGTAGCAAATCATAACGATTGCTATACATGAGCCTAATGTTGAAATGTCCATCATTTATCACCCCTTAACGCCTGAACAGCGTTCATAAAATTAGCTGTATTTTTAGCCATTTTCTCAATATTTTCAGGCTTTTTAAGTTCTTCAATAGTTTCGTGGAATGCCTGCTTTATTTCCGGGTTTTCTCTGAATATCTTTTTCATGTTTTCTCTTGAACACTCAAGGCAAATGTCGGTACTCCAATATGGCTTAAGTTCTTTTCCACACTGCCTGCATTTCATACTCACACCCCCGCATAAAGAATCGGCATTCCATCATCCGTCCTTACTCCCATCAGAAGCGGTAAAGCTGTCTTGAGAAGCAAGTCGTTCGTTTTCTGTACATCTCCAGCGGCGGCATACACCGCGCTCCATTCCTTTGCGCTTGCCCCAATCTGCTGAGGTGTAGCATAAGAGATAGATTCACTACCAGAGGATACAGATGTTACAATTCCTGTCGTGCTACCACCGGACCCGATTACGGTTGATGTACCGCTCACAGCGGCATTAGTAGCATTCTTTTCAGCAAGCTCAATCTGATACATTGTTTCGGCCAGTGAGCAGACCGCCTTTTTGATACGCTTCTGAAAATATTCATTCACAGGCAGTCCGTCCACCAGTCTGTTAAATGTCATCGTGTCTATAAAATCACTGGCTTTTTCTGCCAGTCGTGGAAAGTCAGCTTCTGGCACAACATTGCCGAATGATTCTGTATAGAATTTATAATCTGCATAAGCCATGCCAGTTACCTCCTGCGTTTATGATTTCGCTGTTACACTTGCACTTCCGGCATTCAGTGCTTTGTATGTTCCATCACACTCAACCACTGTAATCTTCTGTCCGGTTGCCGCTGTGATATCGGCTTTTCCATCCCAAGTACTCCAGTTTCTGAGATTCTGTCCATATCCAACAGTTACTGCTTCTGCTGCAACTTTGTATTTATACACATTGCCGGCATTTTCTTTAGCTGGATTTACGGTGATCTTTGTATCACCAGTCTCTGAACCTGCCGCAGATGTTACTGCCAGAGTACCGAGCGTTGGCGTTTCGTCAATGGTAATTACTGCAATTGCGTCAATGTACTCTGCAAAAAGAGTAAGTCCCATAACTGCGAACGCTTCGGACACTGCTGTATGGTAGTTGCCCTGTGTATGGAATCCGATCAGATTTGTCTCGCCAGATACAGTGTATACAAGGCCTGCTCTCGCAAAGTCAGATTCGTTCGGGTCAACATAGTAAAGTACGATGTTCTCGACAGGGGTAGCAATAACCTGTCCTCTCGGAATCTCACTGTCAGACAGTAAGAAGATTGTATTGAATCCCATAAAGTCTTTCATGTACTGGAAGCCGAACTGGTTCTGGATAGAGATCTCAGCTGCTCCGAGATATTCATATACATCCAGAATGTTCACAAATCCAACAACACCAGTCACATTTCTGTGCATCTGTTTGAATTTGTTCTCAACACGGCCCTTAGCCATTGCCAGAGCCATCTGGAATGTAGTTTCTGTGGAAGTAAGTGTACCGGTTTTCAGATAGTCATAGAATCTGCCGGTAACATCAGTCTGAAGCTGAAAAAGGAATTCATCGTCAGTCATCTGAACAGCGTTCTCATAACCGTGATCCTTGATTGCTTCAATAGATACAGCCTTTGCGTACTTTTCGATAGTCATTTCCGCATAGTTCTTTTCTTTTACAGTAAACTTGCTGTAAGGGATTTCCTCACCCTCACCGACAAGTCCACTCTGTAAAGTGCCCTCTGCGTACTTGGACTTAAGTACAGCACCCGGCTGCTTTTTGATTGGTCTCATAATACCCAGAATATCACGTAAGTGCTGCCAGTTTCTTTCGAATCTGGTAACAAAATCAATCTCACGTGCTGTGACCTGAATATCATTAGTCATAATAAGATTAGCTTTTGCTGCCATATAAAAAATCCTTTCTACCCATAATTATTAAGGTATTGGGTTAGCGGCTATACTCTGGCGTATAGTCGGTGTAAAAAAATCACTGGAATAACTGGATATTCTGAGCAATTGCAGCCTGCCTTTCGGATGGGTCTTTGATTGCTTCGATATCTTTCTTTGTCATGGTTCCCGGTGTCTGCTGCTGTCCAACATGAGTAGTAAACCTTGCCTGATTCTGCTGAGCCTGCTGTTGAGATTTATCTACAAAAGCGGATGCGTCAGACTGCTTCATCTGCTCGATCAGATCATTCAGTCCAAGGATTTTACCATCTTTCAGCTTTAATCCAGCTTCTTTGATGTCTGCCATGACCGACTTTTTTGCCGCTTCACTGGAAAATTTAACATCATCGAGTGCTGCTTTAAGTGCGTCTGAGAAATCACGGTCATAGATCTTTGCATTGAATTCTTTCTCTGCATCTGCCGCTTTCTGTTTCCAGGTCTCTAACTCGGTCTTAACATTTGCCGGGTCGATGCCGTCAAAACCTTTCAGGGTTTCTTCTGCTGTCTCGGCACGTTCTTTCCAGCCATCACGTTCTCCCTCGACTTTTGACAGAGTTTTCGCTACTTCTTTTGCATTCTTGTAATGCTCGGAGAGTGCTTTTTTCACATCTGCCTGCTTGTCCTCCGGGATTTCAATTCCAAATGATTTTAATGTGTCAATAAGTTTCTGCATAACATCCTCCTGGTCGTGTTTATTGACCTGTCGCCGCAGGTAAGTGGATTAAGCCAGTTAGACCACTGGCAGGGTAACTGGAATAACAGGAATCGAACCTGTGACACTCTGATTAACAGTCAGATGCTCTACCAACTGAGCTATATCCCATTAACCCGGATTCCCGGGTTAGCAAGGTATTTTACGTGCTATGCCTAAACACGAGACGTTTCGGGCTACGTCAACACCGCCTATACGGTCGTGCACCTCTGCACGGGTTGAATTCCACTGTTCAGTTATATGTGCTCACAAGGAGGTATACCGCCATGCACTAGCGGCAATGATACGTGTCGGAAATTGCATCCGCTTTTCAACCTCCAGATTCCACCCCGAACCTGTTTCTATTAAGGACACGCATCTGCTTAAAGAAAGGAGGAAAGCAATGAAAATGTCTATGTCAAGTGGCTGTAACCACTTACGAATCTTCCTTATGAATACATTTTACCACAGAACCTCCAAAAAGTTGTGGTACATGTTTTAGCCAATTAGAGCATATCACGGAGCTTTTCCACGTATCTCTTGACAAGATCACGTTCTTCCCGGCACTCTGCATCCTTGGACATATCGCTCATTTCTGTAGTGAGTTCGTCCAGATGTTCTTCCAGAGCGGCAAGCATCTTCCTCTTACAGTCCTCGGATTTGCCGGAACGATAGCTCTGTTTCTGCGTCATGTAATCATCATAAGCATCCCGTCCGTCAGAACGGCTGTAATGGCCTCTGACGTAATGTTCACCACGTCTGGCATAAGAACTACCCCGGTCGTAGTCTGGCATCATTCTGCCGTCATTTGCGCTGTATCTTCCCATGCTATCGCGTTTTCTTCCGCGTTCGCTGTAATCGTCATTGTATCCGCCACGCATCTCATCAAGGACAGTGTTGTAGTACTCTACTTTCTTATCCCAGTACTGAGTGTTCTTGATATCTTTGTACATATCAATCAGCTTGTATGTCATTTCCAGATTTCCGGTGGTCAGCCCACTGTCAGCAATTTTGGACAGTTCGTCTTCAATTCTTGCACATAAGTCTTTAATGTCTCTCATAATCACACCTCCTATGCTTCTCTGGTCACAACAATGTTTGCGTTCGCAACAGAAACAGCCTGATCGCTTGTATTCTCTACTGCGATATTAACGCAACATCCGCGAGGTACATCAATATAGATTCCAGAGGACACATTGTTGTACTGGTCTACTGCTGCCGGTGTGGAAATCATCTGAGAAGAAAGAACCGGCTCACCAGATATTGCAATAGCCAGAGAGATAGCCCCGACAGTACCACCTGTTGGAATTGCAATATTACCAGAGAAGTCCACGAAAAATCTAGCCTTGCACTGGTTAGTAAGTCCTCTCAGCGTAATGATTCCACTTCCCTCCCTGTGCTGAATGCAGTTAGAACCTTTAACTGCTGTGTTTGAAAATACTACGTTTCCATTTGCTGCTACAGTCTGAGCAGCAACATTTGTAAATTCTGCCATAAAAATACTCCTTTCATATCACAAAAGGACAGGTCTCAGCCTGCCCTCTGTGTAATACGGCATAAGCCGACATCCGAATCAATCGAAAGATACTCTCGATATGAAGTTATCAGCAATTACATCCAGTGTTGCATCCGCATCCGTAAAATGTGTTCGGATTAGGAACCTGATATGCCGGAATCGGTGCCGGATTAATCGCATTAATAAGCTGCTGTGTCTGTGAAGCCATTGCAGTTGTGAGAAGTGCGCTCTGGCGGTCCTGAGAAGCAGCACGTCTGAGGTCGTTATTTTCAGCCTGCAGGTTGGAAATCTTTTCATTGCAAAGATAATCAAGAATAGCTCTTGTTCCAGCGTTCTGACTGTCAATAATGTCTCTTGTGTTGCTGTTCATGGTGTTCTGCAATGCGCAGGTGTTCTGTGCCATATTGTAGTTCACACCCTGAATTGCTTCCCTGGTTTCACAGCAACAGTTCGCAAGCTGCGCCTGGAGTGCGTTTGTGTTCTGCATATTGGCTACAGTATCGGCATTGATTGCCTGCTGGATCCCGAATCCAGTCTGCATGATGTTCGTGTTGATTCCGTTAAAACCGGTAAGCATACCGTTGTTCATGGCGTAGAATCCATCACACAGGCCGCTATTGATTCCGTCAAGCTTGCTGATTACTGCGGAATTGTCAAATCCTCTCTGAATATCTGCCTGAGTAGCTGCTGTGGCTGCATATCCACCGCCGTTGCCGTTATTGCCCCATCCGTTGTTTCCCCATCCGAAGAAAGCAAAAATGAATAAAACAATAATCCACCAGCTGCCATCTCCACCAAACATGCTGTCATTATTTCTACCGTTTCCAGTAGCAGCGGCAATATCTGCTAAGCTATAATTTCCATCCATAATATAATCTCCTTTATTGTGTATTTACATCAATCTGGCCAGATTGTAATGTACTATTTCATTCCTTTCAACATGTGCTGAAATTGTCCTGCCATCTGCTGAACCTGATTAAGTTGCTGTTGGGAAATCTTCCCGGATTGCAACATCTTCTCAACTTCTGCTTTCGGGTCTCCCTTAAAATTCTGCTTAAACTGTATAAACTGCTGTATCATCTGCATTGGCCCGTTTCCCTGTGGCATCCCACCACCGAGCACGTTAAATAATGGATTACTCATCTGTGTTTCCTCCCTTGATTGCTGACTCCTGTATGGTATTAGCCCTAACAGGTTCAGAAAATGAATTTAATCGGTTTATAATAGCTTCGTATTTGCCCTTTAAATCGTCATATTCCTGTCTGGTGACATACTTACTGTCCATGTTCTGAACAGGCTGTTTAGGCGGCATCTGAGATCCCACCTCGTGGTATTCAAATGTTCGCAGTGGCTGCGGCATGCCAGAAACATCTGTGGATTTTATGTAGAACTTTTCACTCTCTGAATCCATCAGCAAAACACTTGTCCCGGGTGCTACCAGATAGGATTTTGCGCCGACTTCGCCGGATACCCACAGGATACCGCTATTATTCTGCTGTGGTTGCTGTACTGGTTGAGCTGGAATCTGGACAGGCTGTTGCTGGAACTGGTTCATCTGCCCCGGAACGCCAAAACTATATTGATAAGGATTGTTATATAGTGCCATCTTATACACCGCCTTTCTGATTATATTTTTACATAAAAAAAGAACCGGAAACAGGTCGTTTCTGGCTCTAATTAGTATCCAAAAAGTATCAGCACACTTTGATTATTTTATTATTTACCCTCCGGCTTAACCGCTTTGCTGTTGATATACTCACGTTCATCTGTTCAGCGCAGTATTCAAGAGTGCGCTCCTAACATCTCAGCCGGAACAGTCTTTCTTCGTCTGGTGTGAAATTACACTCTATCAAGAACCTGTCTATATCTTTTTTCGTGAACACATATAATTTCATGAGCATACCCCTTACTAATGCTAACGCTGATTCTGCGCAAGATACTCCGTGAGCTTCTGTTTTGTTTTTTTTAATTCCTCAACATTATTCCCACTGATCTGACTATCCAACATGGTTGATAGTACTTCCAGAATCAATGAATCACGCTCCGCGATCCTCTGAAGACTCTCGTAATCTCGCTTATCATGTTCTTCCAGTGTCTCAACTCGCTTGTTGAGTCGAAATGCCGGAGTAATCCACTTAAGGATTACAGCCACTGCTCCTCCGATAATAGACACTCCTCCGCAAAATGAGAGGAATACTTGTACAAATTCTGATATGCTCATTTAGCTACTCCTTTTCCCAGTAATATACCGGGACTTCATTTCCGGAATCCCATGTATCGTAATATTTTCCATCCCGTACTGTCACCACATGACCATCTATGCAGAGAATGTATGTGCCTGTCTGATGATCTGCGCAAAAATCATTGACTGTATAGATATACCGTTCTGATTGCTCAATCAGTTTGCGTCTGTACCCATGTTTGTAGAGGTACGCTCCCCAAACGTAATTAGCTGATGGCATATCTGACAGAGTACATGCCTGTATCATTAATCCGGTAAAAACCGTTTCCCAGTCGAAGCCGGTTGCTTTACATATTGCCCGAACAGCACAATCTCCGACTCGATTTCCAGCAGGATTCGGATTGTAATATTCCCATCTATCCATCAGTCAATCCCCTTTGCTGTTTTATATCTCTTTGCCGCTCCTCTGGCTTTTGCGGCGTTCTGGCGGTTCCATTTCGCTATCATAAGTCGGTCTTGCAGTTCCCTCAGGTCGTTCTGCTTGCAGTAGTCCTTATATGCAGCATTTTGTTTCTGTAAAAGATAAGACTTCCGGTCAAGGTCTTGTTGTAATGCGAATTTCGCCTTTTCGTTCGGTGCATTGTCAACTCCTGCTTGCAGTCCAAGGACTTCTCTCTTCGTTTTGCGGATTCTTCGCTCATAAGTACGTTGCCGCTGTTCCTTTTCGTACTGCTTTCCCTTGTCGGCTTTGTCCTGCGCTGATAATTCTGCATAGGGATTAAATTCTCCATCACTGGCTCCAAAACTATGCCGACAGTTGACCCCTGACAGTCCGCTTGCTGTTCCGTATCCGGTCAATGAGAACGGCGGAAATTTCTTGCTCTTGCCAGAACGAGAGTATATCTTTCCTTGCCACCATGCGTGATTTCCCGGATTCTCACCGCCATCGCCCGTTCTGGCTCCCATGTGAGCACTGACCAGAACTAAATCCCAGTTCATTTCTTCCATGCGTTTTAGGGATATATCTCCAGTAGCCTGAGCCACGCCAGTTCTGACAGAGCGTGCAACCGCTGTTTCAATTGTATCTTTTCTGCCGGATGGATATGTTACCGTAACGCCATTGCTTACAACATTGTTAACTGCTTCTCTAATCGCTTGCGTATATCCAACTGCCCCAGTCATCACATGATTGTATGCAAGGTCACACTGGTTGATATACAACGCCTGAGCAGCACTTGCAGTTGTTCTCGTGAAGTTCTTCCACTCGCCCATGGTTGCAAGCATATTTCGCTCCATGAGTCTTATCATAGCTGGCGACTGTTCGAGTGGTACAGGGCTTAATCCTGCCGCCTTGTATATCTTGTCATCATAGTCCATTGCAGTGATTCCGGCATCCTCAAACGCTTCAAGAAGTTCCTGTTGTTCACGTTTGGTATATCTGGATAATTCTGCCAGAATGTCCTCTAGCAGTTCGCCGGATTCCTGTAGCGTTCTGATTCTCCACGCATCGGCATTGGTCAGAATATAATCCTCACCTCTTCCGATTCTTGCCATCATTCGAGATACAATCTCAGATATAATATACTGGTGTAACTCCTCAGCAATCTGTTCACTGCCTTCTGTGATTCTGCGCAAGTACTCTGGACTAAGCATATATTATTCCTCATCGCCGAACAAAGTCGGTTCGTCTGGCTGAGCTTCTTTGACCATTGCTTTCGCATCTTCCTCGGTCATTCCTTCAAATTTTACGAAAAACAGCCATGCTGGAACCTTTCCCTGTACAACATACTGCCACCATCTTGCACGGTCTTCTTCTCTGTTGTAGGTTATGTCTCCGAAGTCGTATGTTGTTTCATAAACGCCCACCGGAGTTAGATCGTACAGGTCGGCAAAAACATTGAGTGCATAGATTACGCCATTCAGACAATCCTCCAGCTTATCCCGAACGTCCTTAATAAACTGAATTGTCCGGCGGTCGTCCGCTTCCACCTGCGTAGCCGTCACCATTCCAGTTTTCTCGTTAAACACAAAATAACCACTGCTAAATCCACATTTGTAGCTAAGCTGTGACAGTAGCGCATTGATTCCGGCCAACCGTGCATCCGTGTTGAGCTGTGGATTGATTTCCTGATAAAACTCTTTTTCGTCCTGTCCGAACACGTTCTTGACATAATGCGGCAATTTCATCTCGTTTCGCCTGTTCTCCATACCTCGTGGTGACATGGCTGAAACAGGTGTACCGCTTGGCATCAGTAGTCTATCATCTAACAGAGCAATCTTCTGAGAGTCTTTAATTTCCCCCGCGTTCCGACTATACGCAACATCAATGTCTCCCAGCTCCTCAATGCCTTCAGCAAAAACCGGCAAGCCCAGTGGTGTGCTAATATCCACATTGTTCGCCTGTGGCGTCCGTAGAACTCCGAAAAGCGGTCCGTCCAGCTTTTCTCCGTTTGCCTTGAGAATCGGTGGCGTATCTGCCATGAGATCAGCCCATTTGGTCTGTTTAAGGTCAATCTTATTGCCAATTGACTGAGGGGATTTTGATACATAGGCTCTATTAGAAACATAATATGGGTAAGTTGTCACGCCGTCCACGGTGGTTTCAACAAAACGATGATATTCAAGCCGTGTATAGTATTTTCGTCCAACAGTATAAGAATCCTTGAATATAATCCCTTTTATTTCCTGATTGTCATAATCCACAATCATCACATCTGCCGGAGTAAATACATCAAGGCTCTCACCGTTCGGCTTGATGAAAACCGTTCCATAGGCGCAACCGTACTCTACCCAGTGACGTATCTGAAAATATACCTTGTTAATCTGTTTCTGAAGCCATGTAGCCCTTGCGGAACCGCCGATCTGGATGCCGATTGCCAGCGTTGTGAGCCGTGCTGTCTCTGAGCAGACAGTTTTCGCGAAATTGATCGTCTTGATATTATCCTCATCATCCAGCCATTCCGGCGCACCCCTATAGATGTTCGCACACCGGTTAATCAGTGATTCCATCTCCGGGAATTCTGCCGCCTGGATATTAAAGTCCTCTTCGGCTTGTTTTTTGAAAAACATGTTAAACCACCTTTTTAGTGTTGTTATAAGTCCCATTTAATCTACCTTTTAAAATCCATCCATCTTACAGGAGTATCTCGCACAATAATGTCTTCATATTCTACAACTTTTAAGATTTCGTTAATGTCAGATGATCCATATATTTTTAAACCGATGCTTAAGAATTTATTTATTTTATCTGAAAAGTACCTATCTAACATTTTATGCACTGTACCCCCTTCTTCTCCACAACGATTCTGAGCCATACCGGACAGAATCTATCAAATGATTATCCTTGTCCGGATATCCACTGCAAATATTTCCATCTTTATCACGTTCGTATTCGTATTTCTTGAACTCTTTGCAAGCATTTGGCGTTCTTTTTGGGTCAAACACAAGCTTTCTTCTTTGCAGCCACTTCATAGAATACTCAATGCTTCCCGGTCCTTTGATTGCTCCTCTTGCTGGGAGTCCTGAATCTCTGTAATCATTGATTGATTTAGGCTCGGCAGAATCGCAAGTAATGTCGTAATCATCGTACTGTCTTCGCTTAATTTCATTCGCAGTCCATTCATTTGATTTTTTGTTTTCGTAAATCTCGTCAATAAAATAGATTGTTTCTCTGGCGGAATCATAATAGATTCTGGAAAAAGCATATTTATCCGGGTACCAGCCCCAGTCAACGCCCTGATAAATTCTGTCAAAGTGACTAATTTCTTCATCCGTGATAGTTCTTTCTTCGATGTATTCAAAGATATTTCCACCATTTCCGTTAGCATGGCCTAAATACTCATTGTCGTAAGCATCTGGATTTACTTCTTTTAGATGTTCGGCATCTGCAAGGAATACATCTCCAAGCCATTCCTGTTCGATTCCCAAATCAAGGTAAGTGCTATGCACAACCATTACATTTTCGTCTTTTTCTTCCGCTTCTGCCGTATACTCATTCGCCCAGTTATTCTTACTCCTAGGCGGGTTGAATGACTTGAATTTATATGCTTCATTACCACCACGAATAGCAGACTGTTGAATATTTCGGATTTCTTCTGGATTAGAAAACTGATCTAACTCCTCGAACCAGACTATTCCGATATATCCAAACTCTGGCTTGATAGACTTAATCTTTAATGGATCGTCAGCACCACGAAAGTAAATCTTCTGTCCAGTGGGCTTATACGTAATCTCCATGGGAGATACCTTGCATGCAAATTCCTCATTTAGATTTAATTTATCAATAGCCCATTTCATCTGAGCATAGACAGAATCTTTGATAGTGTTTCCGACTTTTCTCAGAATCAGAGCGTGCATGTTCGGATTATTCTTCAGTAGTTCCGGTATGATCAGAGATATAGTTGAGGACTTCATAGAACCACGTCCGCCAGGGAGAATGTATTCGCTATGTTTCTTTTTCCGGATATCTCTAATCATTTTATGAAATACGTCCGGGACAATATCCAGATCAATATGATATTCACTTTGTAATCTGGCTTTTTCCTCTGCTTTCTTCTGTTCTTCTCTGGCTTCTTTTATAGCAAGCGTTTTCTCCAGATCGTTCATGGATTTCAGCTGATCGGAGAAATCTGGAGCAAATCCGAATGAATCGGTCAGCTCACCCCTTGCGATCATGGAACGGCGTTGCTGGATTTCTGCCAGAGACATGATGTCAGTACCTTTTTGCTTTTCGATGAGAGACTGTTTTTCGGCTATATATGCAGAAATATTAGGTTTCTTTAAGTTCTCGCATCCTTGTTCCGGAGCTTTCTTATATCCTGCTTTTCTTGCGGCATCAGATGCATTTCCGCCATTCTTTATGTATTCATCTGCAAACGCTTTCTGCTTAGGCGTTAAGTCCATCTAATCACCTCTGTCTATCCTCATTTTCTGACTGCCTCCCATATTTCTTTTAGGCATATGACTACATCATACTGGGATGCAGTTCGGAGTATTTCGTAATCACAATTTTTCCATTCGCCCCTTTTTGTGAAATGAAGTGTAGGTGTTGATATAATTGTTACTGTAATCAATCGTTCCTGCTCATGGCTATAGAATTGTGATGTTCCGATTTTTATGATTAATCCGGTGGATAATATAGCTTTTTGGAGTTTTCTTGTAACTAATTTTAAGTTCGCCATATCATCACCTCATTTCTGGCTATAAAATCCCATAGTAACACTTCTGAGTATATTCTATCACAGGTCAGTAGAAAAGTTGTGGTACATGTTTGAGAAATTTTGTGCTAAAAAAGAGCCGGTAAATACCGACTCTATAATTTTATTCGTTGTTACGCAATTTACTGATCGTTTCGCCCTGATCTCCCGGACACCCCGTGAAGCACTCCGGGCAATGTTCATAGAATACACATCTGATGCAGTCATGCGGACTGATTGAGCTGCAATATTGATGTAGTACTGTGAATGCTGATATGGCGAGTTGCGGGGTTATGTCTGGTGACTTAAACATCATGTTTTTGCTCGCCCTGGTCACTTCCACATTATCATCTTTGAACTTTATAGTATCCCCATTACATTTTATCGTAACTTCGTTCTTTTCTCTGTCAATTTCAAGTGTAGGATTGTCCAACATGATTATCAACTCCTTCTCATTAATGTGCAAGTAATCCAACAAACAGCGGAAGAACTAATGCCATTAAGCATAATGGTTCTTTTGTATAACTGAGTGCCGCTATTACGGCAAATGATGTACTGGCCCATGCTACTGATTTCGCCATTGCTGTATTAAAATCCATTTAATCACTCCTCTCCCCAGTCAATTTTCTGCCCGCATTCAGAACAGTACTTGCTTATTTTTTTACCAATAACAGGTGTTCCGCATTTCGCACATTTTTGAGTGGAAAATATATTGTACGGAAAATCTGGAACATATTCTTCAGGTTTGCATGGAATCTGCTTTTCCAATGCTTTTGCTCCGGAATCACACGCCCATGCTTCCTTGAGATATTTTTTCTGCCATTCATCTTTGTTTTCAGAACTTTCAAGGAAACATAAATGCTGGTCTCTCATATCGGATAATATGTCTTTTGCTTCTTCTGGTTTCATATTAATCATCCTTATCGTCCTCCTCAATACTGACAGTTTCCAGATCTGCGAAATCACAACACATTGCGAATCCGTCAATCATTTTCTTCTTAACTCCAAATACCTCTATCATGTGAGAATTATTTTCCATGATTTTTATTATATCTGACTTTTTAACATATTCAGCCATTCTTCATCTCCTCCAACTTCTTCTCTATCGGATTAATAATCTCTTCCAATACCTGTCGCTTATAATTTTCTTTCCAGATTTTTTCTCTTTTCCAAAATTGGATTTTCATAATCTCATTTATTAAATTAATACACGCTATTGCTTCTAGCATTCCCCAACATCCATCACAGGCTCTTTCATTGCACCAGTTTACAAATTCTTTAAATTTCATTTTTGAGTTCCTCCAACTTATTTTCAGCTTCTTCACGATTGAGGAATACCAAAACATTTAACTCTCCAAGACACTCGTCCTCATTTGCCCATAAAAACCATTTACCGCCTTTGTCATATTCAAGTCCGCTTACCACATTTTCCCGAATGTCCATTCCGCATATATCCCATACAGTTGTGCCGATAGGACACGGCAATCTCACAAGCAAGCCCTGTTCTTCTAAGTCTTCATAATCTGCAAGTTTTTCAAGAGCTTTCTCTAATTCACATTTGCTACAACTACATTCAATATCGTCACAAATATCTTTGCAAAGTTTATCTCCACATTCCCTGATTAAAACTGTGTTCGCAATAGAATCTTTGTATCTTTCTGTTAATCTCTCCATTCACTTCACCTCTTCCATCTGACTTTCTACAGTATCTGCAAGTAACTTCAAGGACTTAATAAATGAGTCCGTCAATGCTGTTCTGTCTGGGTTTTTAGCAAATGCTCTGACAAGGTTTATAGCATCTTTGATTTTTTCTTCATTTTCGATAATTTCGGATGCTTCAAACGTTCCTTTATCACTCCAATAAGCAACTGTTTTATTATCCTTAAAAAACAAAATATTTGGCAGTTTGATATTCCTAGACGACAAACTGACTTTATCAGACCATTTATCAAAACCTTGTAACCTTGCAATGTTAAGAATATTTTCATATTCTTCCTGTGTTTTTACGAACACGCTTTTTCCTGTTAAATTAATCATCAGAATTTCCTCCCGTAATCTCATCAATACATTTATTCCAGCCGATCTTATAGCTCGGCGGTTTACCTCCTGCTTTGAAATACTCGCCGTTATAAATCCCAGTTACTTTCATTTTCTCCGGCAGTGGCTTCAATGGACACCAATCAGGTCTAATACTCAAATCTGTAATATCTCTATTGTTTACTCTACAGAACGGGTGATGCACTCCACTGCGTAAAACGCATAAAGCACAATATTTTGGCGTATTTATCACTAATACTGATTTACTCATTCCGGCACCTCCATTCCTAAATCAAATAATGTTAATTGTGATTTGAACTCGTTCAACCGTTTTTGAGCTGAATCGTAATAATCTTTATTGATTTCATAACCAACATATTCCAGACCGTATTCCTCATATGCAATCAGTGAGCTTGCACTCCCCACATGGGTATCAAGAATCTTCATTCCTTTCTCCAGATATTTATGACATATCCAACGATATAAATTTACAGGCTTTTGGGTTGGGTGGATTCGCTTTTCATTCATTTTTTGTTGCCCTGCTGTATTGTTCCTTCAATTATTGATTTTCCTTGAAACATTCCTCTCCACATATAGCGAAAAACGTCAACCCTTCTTGTAAGACTGCAGTAAGCGACTTCTGCGTCTGATTGATCTGAACCATCATTGCATTTATCCCAGATTATCAAGCCACCTGCCATTGAGTAATCAAAGTAATTACATCCCCAGATAATCTGATTCTTTGATACTCTGAATAGTTGTTTAAAATACTCTCGATCTGGCGGTTTATTATCCCAACCATAATTCGTATAGCCGCCATCAGGAACATAAATGGAACTTCCATTTTTCTGCTTTACATATTTACTACGATTCTTACCGCCGTGTTCTTTGATTCCGTATGGCGGGTCTACAACTGCCACATCGAAGTAATTATCTGGAAAGTTTGGAAGGGATTTCATACAGTCGCCACAAATAAATTCTCTTTGCATCAGTATTCCTCCTGCAATAATTCTGGATTGTCGAAAATGTTTCCAACTGGCATAGCGTATACCATGTCAATCCAATATCCTAAATCTTTTCTAAGGCATTTGTCGCCCGTCCAATCTACATAGAATCCGACATGTTCTGTTTTCTGAGAATCAAAACAATTTTGATAATATCCATATTTGATTGGAGCATAGATTTCTCCGAAATGATATTTGATAATATCATTTTCCCAGATTTTGTTCCCGTTCTTGTCGCAAAGTCCTGTGAACTGGCAGAGGGTTTCTGGATCAACCAATTTCATTCTGTCTGTTATTAAAAAGATGATTGGCAATATACTCGCTTTTTTATACGGCTGAACAATATAACAATATCCGCTGTCAATGTCTAAATCTATGAGGCTTCCTTCTATCCATTCACCATTATCAATCTGCTTTGCCTTGAAAAGAATTTCTCTCATTCAACTCCACCGCCTTTCACGATTTCGATTGCCCTGCTCAGTCCAGCATTGTATCCTTGATGCACATCAGATAAAATACATTCTGATTCAATGAATTTATCTCTTTCCAATTCGCTAATAGCCTTATCCGCATCAAATGCTGTCGGCTGATTATCAATTAACATTTGTGCCGCATTTCTTGTGTCTTGTGCAAATTCACTTGCACCAACAAAAACTTCGTTAAAATCGATCTTATCTGCATCAATCAGTCTACTCATCTGATTTCTCCCATACTCCCAACAACCGCATCCTCTCATACAGTACAGCGACGGTCTTGCGTCTGTATCCATAAAAGTCTTTCGGGTTCATCGGGATATATTTTTCTTTACTGATTTTCCTGTAACTTTTCCGGTGTAGGATATTCTCAATTACCATATCCGCTATCACCGTGTTTTTCGGGCAAGCTGACAAGGCAGCACTGGAAAGCAGGTATCCGTACTCTGCCGGGAAGTCTTTCAGCATCGTATTCAGTTTTTCAATGTCATCTGCCGGAATACCGTAGTCTTTCAGCTTTTTGTTCCTTGTCAGCATACCGTTCTCCTTTCTAATCGTCTGGGTGGTGTTTATCGTACATGATCGCTACACATACAAGACCAGCCACTCCGAATATGATTCCAAGGGCGAATCCTAATAAAAATGTAATCATGGCTCGTCCTCCTTATATGGTTCTGGTAGTGGCATCCAGGCAATAACACAGTCTTCATCATCCCATTTTCCATTTTCGATACCGCGCATTCCCGTGAATGGTTCTTCCTGTCCGACAAGCTCTCCGTCTAAAGTAGTGATATATGTTCCGCCTTCCGGTAATCTCTCACTAACAGGAATCCAACCATTTTCTTTCTCGTCCTCTTCCAGGTCAGCCAGAAGCTGCTCAATCATATCTTGAATAACTTTGACATACACCCCGGCGTATTTGTAGCAGCCCGAATATTTATCCGCGTACTGCATTAATCTTTCTTTGATATGTATCATATTATTCCATCCTTTCTCAATGCCCGCTTCTTACCATGCAAAACAACAGTTCTGTCATGGATCTTTTTCTTGAACCATTGTGTCCACACTTCAAAATAACTGATAATCTCCATTTCTCCACATCTTCACCTAGTGGTGTTGGGCTTTCAAATTCTTCTGCAACATCTCTCTGATACGGAACTGCAACCATTACTCCCATGTTACCTATTTCCGCGTAACATTCCGGAAAATTCTCACGTATATGTTGGGCAAATTTTCCATTTTTTAAATCAGGTAAAATCTCTTTGTAGCACTCCATTGTTGTCACAAGGTAGTTTTTTTCACCAATAAAATTTAATCCATTTCCGCTGTAAATATCCTCTTTGCAACTTTTTATTTCATAACAGGTAAATATTCCTTTTTCGATTGCTGAAATAGAGCACTGATTTTCCGGAATAAATTGCATGTAATCTACTCTTCTTGGCTTTCCTGCTGCGTAGCCATAATCAAGGCTTACTTCTCTAGCCCAGTATTTACCTGGACCAGAAAAACGGCTTTTTTCCAACAATCTGCTAAGAAATTTTGTTGTTTCAGATCTTTTCATATTTCCACCTCACTATCCTCTGGCATATAAAACACGGATTCTTTCCCGCTCCAAGCATCATCGTTTTTTACCGACATAAATTTACAATATGCTTCCTGAATCATATCCAGTACTTTCATGGCTTTTGCTTTGGTGGAATAATGACCCAATGAAATATACTCATCTTCTCCCGGATTCATCTGGCTCCAGCAAATGATTTCTTTGCCGCTGATATTATTGATGTTTATAACAATATTCTTAAACTTTACCAGAGACATCTTATTCTGACTTCTGATTAACATTTTGCGTCCTCCTAATATCTGACAATCTCAATATTATTATCACTGTAAAATCTGTATGAATCCTCTCTGATTTTATTAACTTCACGCATGATAATTTCTTTTGTTTTACTGACAGCTTCCTTAAAATCCTCTGTTCTGAGATCGTAGTTGTAAATACCCAATGTACTACAATTGAGAAACAGCGTATCTCCACAGCCAACGTATTTGTGAATAACAATTTTTAAAGAATTGTAGTTTAAGGCGAAAATACTTCCAGTTTTAGGTTCTTCGTTATAGTTTGCGTTACTTTTGAATTTCATTTTTTATTCTCACTTTCCCCATGTAAGCAACTACATGGTTAATCAACAAAACTCCATCTGTCCATCATCAATAAACTTCTTTTTCTTCCGGCTCAATATATTACCCTGCTGTTTCAATCTATTCACACGGGCTTTCTGGTTAAAGCTTGCCATATAATCATCGTCAACTTCTGGCGGTACTTTTAGAAAATATTCTTCGGGAAGTGGAAGATTATGTTCCTCACAACAATTTGCAATCTCATTTCTGTATGAAAGAATATGGTTTCTGGTTAGATTCATATTGCATCCATCTGTCCAGAACGGATCATTACAGCCATTTTCGTTGATGTGTTCCCAGATAGCACGCTCATGTAATAGATTTTCTCTTAACAGCTCTAATTCCTGTTCCGGTGTTTTCTGCTTCATTTTCCCTCTCCTTTCGCTCATGTAAACAACTGACACGCTATTGTGCAGTTAGTACATGATTTTATACTCCCATCTTCTTAACCAGATTCTTATTCATCTCATCAAATCTTACATCTGTGTTCTCTTCAATATCCTGCATCATGCTCAGAACGCTCATTTCGCCCTCATTTGCCATTCCAACGTACTCATTGGCAGTTCTTATCACATCAAGCAATCGCTTCGTAGAAAAGCCATATAAACGTCTCAGAGCCATCATAGTTGTGACAGTGTTGATCGTGTTGCTCCAATCTTCACCAACAGTGAATCCATCCTCGTAGGCTTGCTGCTCTACGTCTTTTATCTGTCTATAACAGTTCTGCATAGCCCGTCCAAACGCATAAGCCGCCTGATTAGAAGTCTGAACAGAAAATCTGGTCTTTTTCTTGACTTTTAACTTACTGCTCATTTTTCTCACGCTCCTTTCTCAGTTCTTTGGATTTGTTGTACATTTTTTCAAGGTAATCAACGTAAGCGAACAACATATGATCCACGAAGCCGTTTTTCTGGTACTTCTCTGACACAATATGTGTCTGTTCTATCACCTGCGCCCAGTATTCATCACTTTCTTCGATTCCGGCAGTCTGGAGAACCAGTGCCGGAAAATCAATTTGCAAAAATCTTATCGTGTTCGGTATCTGCTCGTGTATCACTCTCATACTTATGCACCTTCTTCTACCTCAAAACTCCGTTCAAGAAGTCGCTCGTTATCCTTGTTAAAAGCCTTTATATAGCTTTGCTTTATCGGTCTGATAAAATGTATTCCATTAGCGGATTTCGCACGTGAAACAGCCACATAGAACTGTCCTGGATCCCAACAACAAGGATCAATGTTGATTTTCTCAAATGTCTGTCCCTGTGATTTATGAATACTGATTGCCCAAGCAAGCTTTACCGGGAACTGTGAGAATGATCCGACTTTCTTACGGACAATCTTCTCTTTTACGATCTTCTGTCCGTCTTTTTCCTGCTCAGATTCCTCGATAACCTGTTTCTCAATGTCTTTACTGTATCTGTACAAGTTAACTGTTTTACCCTTATCAGTCTTGATAACCAGATAGGATTCTTCAAATTCTCCGTTATCCACAATTTTCTGAATGATGCCAATCGTTCCATTGACGTAGTTTCCAGACAGATCATTGACTGTAATCATCACTTTTGCACCGATGTTAAGAATTAAGTCCTCTCTGGCAAATGCAATGTTCTTAATATCAGCAGACGTTAATTCTCCGTCAACTGCTGCATGAAACACTTTTTCGGTCTTTTTATCCAGTTTTCCGAGAAAAGTATTATTAATCCGATCAGCTTCAGCATTTGTTCCGACCAGAAACGGTGCTTCTGGTATAACCTTGTCTGATTCGTTATTTTCCAGATATGCAATGGATTTTCTAATATTGTTGCCATATTTGATATCGTTCAAAACATATTTAAATCCCTCATCATTCTGTCTGCATACCTCATCAAGTTTGATGTATTCAAACCCCATTTCTTTCCAGTATTCAGACATGAAAGCATATCCGTGTTCGTACTTTCCGCCCTTTCCATAATCAGATCCATACATCCGGCAGAGAATTTTACGGTCATCTGTTGTGATAACCGGTGGAAGCTGGTAAAAATCCCCAATTACGATCAGTTGAACGTCTTCTTTATCCTCTCCGCTCAAAAGTCTGCCAACGGCTCTCTCTTCATTCTCCGTGATAATTGTCTTTGCAATCATGTTAAATAAATCAAATCGGCACATGCTGATCTCGTCAATAATAAGAATATCCGCTTCCTTCAACAGTTCAGCTCTGGATTTCACTTTTTTCTTGTAATCCTCAAATTTGATTGAGATATTCAATGCACGATGTACGGTAGTCGCCCCGTATCCGATATTGTCCGCAGCTATTCCAGTAGTAGCAGATACCAGAACACTTTTACCAGCTTTTTCCGCCTCATCAATGAATGTCTGAATAACCGTTGTCTTGCCTGTTCCTGCATCACCTGTCAGAAAAACATTACTACCAGACAGCATCGTGTCTAATGCATATCTCTGCTTTTTATTGAGATCGTCTTTTTTCATTTTGTAACCACTCCTTATAATAATTATGTCAACTAAATATTTTTGCAATATTCAATTAATTTTGTTATAATAAATCTAATTGTATATACTTTTTAATTTTGTAACCCATGTGTAACCGACTTTTTCAACCTATTGGTTACGCCAAAAACCCTTATTTTATGCGGGTTTCAGAGGTATGTAACCGTGTAACCAATGTAACCAAGGTTTTTGTATAGGAGAATCACTAGAGCATATGTTTTTTATACACTCTCAAACTTTCTCCTATAGGACGTTTTTTTTCGTGTTACAACGGTTACATGGTTACAAATTATGAAAATGGAACATTTGTTTCGGCATTAGTTGGCAGAAAACCAGTTTCAATAACCTCATTTTCTTGTTCATTTTCGAGACTTTTTATATCAACGATTTTTACTGCAATAAGCCTCATCACGCTTCCCCCGTCTCTTTTTAATATCGTATCTCTTTTTCCTGTGTGTTTGATTAATTCTCGATTAATCGCCCAGGCTGAGAAGGCTTTTCTGGAGAATCCATTGCTCTTCAAAAGGTTTTCAAGGGGCTTTGGATAGAAGTATATATATACATCTCCATACTCATCTGGCTTTTCCTTGAATCCCCACTGATCACAACTGAATTGTGTATCAAAGTGCTGCCCGTACACGGAAAGACTTTCAAGAATGAATTCATAACACCTCTGTCCCTCAGATACGTCTTTTTTACGTGTAGGTATGTCCACAACGTCCTTAACCGTCAGCTCACGCCCATCCTTGAATATGAAATCTGTAGCTAATTTGTCAGCCAGCAGAAGCGTAGATATGGCCATGACCTGTTTTGCTGGAAAGTCATATCCGTCAAAACCTTTTTCAATCTTAGACTTCATTTCTTTTAAGTCGTCTGGTGCGAACTGTTTGAGATTCCCGACAAATACTCTTCCTGCAAAGCCGTAGTTCTTCGCGACAACGCTGTTGATCTCTGCCGGATTCTCATAAATATCCTCGCAACACTCAATCTCAATAATTCTGTTGATTGCTCCTCCAGAATCTGCAAACTCCGAAATAGGATTCTCACCATTGCAAATAGTCACATTACTCCATGTATTTTCCTTAGCTGCTCCGAGGTCTTTATTTGAACGTGCTTTCCCTTTACCGGAACAGAGATTGTAAATTAATGTTTCGTAGTTGTCCCGGATATATTGAGAAGCATTTTTTGAGTCATCGAGGATCATCGGAAAGTTATTAAGCATGTCTGCCCTTGTCTCCAATGACGTATCTGTTGATCGAAAATTTCCAACGTAAGCTCCCGGCGCCGGATTTCCCCAAACCGATGCCGCTATATTGATCGTTACCGTCTTTCCACCGCCTGTCTGCCCGTAAAAGTCTACGATGAACGGTAGCACATCAAGCGGCTGTATAAGAACACTTGCAAAAGATGCTGCAAGTGCTATCCGTGGTTCTAATCGTCCACACGACCGTAGCTGCTTAGCCAGAGTCACCCACTTAAAGTAATCTCCACTTTCCTGTATGCTCTGAAATAGTGTTTTAAAGCGGTATTCGCCATCAAAAACGATTGAAAGGTCGTAAGGCACAAATACATTGCCATGCCACCCTAACTTGCTTGTGGAGTGCTGTATGTCGATCATATCGGCATTGTACATTTCAACATCTGCCAGATACTTTACAAGGAGCCTTGCGTTCTCTGAATTGACCTGCACCCCGAACCTTGCAAGATTAGTTATTGCTCTGGAAGTCACAATGTCAATTTTTGGAACAGTTATTTCTGTCCAATATCCATCCCTTTTAAAAGCCACTGTGATCTGTTCTTCACCTGTTTCAATGTTTTTTAGTCGACGTATCGGCATGATCGGGTGGTGGCATACAAGTTCTCTTGCCTTAGATGTTTCGGAAGAAAAAATTCCGTTCTCTGTAGCTATCCAGCTGCCACAAGCCATGTTAGGATATTCCTTATCAACAGAATCGGGATAGAAGTTCGTGATATTTTCAACTAACTGCATAGAACGATTTGCTTTTTCTTCTTTTTCCTTTTCCTGCTCTGCTTTTTGAAATTCCTTTATGAACTCTTCTGCTATATGTTTCGCTTTCACACTTTTTGCCCGGTCCATCAGTTTGAATTTGATTTCTGAGCGGTCGATTTTACTTTTTACTGAAAAAAGTTCTTCATACAACTGCTTTTCCATAAAGTCTTGCGCTTGTAAATTTCCAATATTTTCAAGAATTTTCCTTACCTCCTGACTTAACAGACAGTAATTCATGTCTGCTTTTTTCTTTCTCGAGATTAAACTGGCACATATACCAATCTTCTGAATCGGGAGGGAACGTTTTTAGCGCTGTTTCGTACATAAGTATGTTCTTTTCTACCTGCTCAAGCTCGTTTGGGACCTGAGCGGGATTGTACTTTTTTGTTTTAATATCCCGCATTTCATGTCTGATCTGGTTACGACTTTTACCTTTTTTAGAGATATAAGTACCACCCAACTCGATAAATGCAGTACTAAAAGGGACGGATTCGTATTGCATCACGAAATCAAACACATCGCCACCGGTTCCACAGCCGAAGCAGTAAAACGAATCATCGTAGATTTTACAGGATGCTGACTTTTCCTTGTGAAAAGGGCAACATATAAAACCAGCTCTATTTGGTTTTAGTCCATATCTGGAAAGAATCTCAGACATTTTCACTGATTGCTTGATTTCATCCTTTGTCATGACAGCAACTCCACGATTCGCCGTCCAGTCTCTTCTTTTGTACAGAATTCAAATCGAACACCGTATTTATCTCTGATCGTGCATAGAGATTTATATAACTGGCAGCCATCAACAGCCTTATCGGAAATTACAGTCTTTACTCTCTTACCGTTTACCGTCTTCCATATGACTTTGTGTTTTCTTGGATTCTCCCAAAAATACACATCACCAATTGATTTGATATCTGGTCCGTGTTCGCATAGGATAATAAGCTGAATACCTGCGTCAAGCGCTCTGATAAGCTCTGCCTTGAATCTTTCATGCTGCTGGCAGACATTTCCACAAAGCTCTTGTAAATCCTTTTTACGGTCAATACAGAGTTTTGCGTTGTCTAACGACTGATAATCTCCGCAGTATAACTTCGATCGGAAATACTGTACTCCAAGACTGTCAAACTGCTTTTGAATCCGTTCCCATTCCTTTTTATGTTCTCTTGTGTCTGTCTGTATAACCATTAAAAACACATCCTTTTAATTGAATGGGAGCTCTTCCTGTACACTATCCGGAATACTCATAAAATCAGTTCCTGCTGGACTCGCCCCCATGATAGTTTCTTCCTTTAGATGATCATCATAGGCCTTTGTAGTACGCTCTTTTGGAATATCAGCATCATTTATTCCTTCAATACTGCGGAATCGGGCAAGCTTGTGACGATTAATTTCTCTATTATCGTACCAGTCTTTTTCAACCCCAAAGACACCGCCGATCAGTTTACTCTTGAACTGCTGCCCGAAATTGTCACCCCATTTAACTGCAAATCCAGGGTTGGATTTTTCCACGCAAGTAATAAAAGTCTTGAGATTGCGAACGCCATAATCAACGTTTTCATCAATAATCATATAGTTAGTACCGGCATTCGGGTATTTCTTGTCTGGACGAATATCGTTCTCAAACTGCTTCATAAAGTAACCTGCCTGCTCGTCTCCGTCTGCAAAATCAAACAAGATAACAATCATATTCAGTCCGCCCTGAGACTGACGCTCTGATACCTGCTTAATTACCATCTTGTGACCACCGAGCTTAATTGGTTCAAATTCTCCTGCTGCCTGTGTTGTGTCATAATTATTTGGTTTCTGCATTGTCTGTTCCTCCTAATTCATAATAATCTCTGATAACCTTATCCACCTCTGAAAGGTCGTTATCAATAGTCAAACTGTCAAACATCCCAATCGGGGACTTGCTTACCGCTCCCTGACTGGACTGAGTGACAAATAAGTGTTTTCCGCTCTCTTCAATACAGCGAAGAACGATAGTAAACATGCCTTCGATACAAACCTTTTCGTCCAGAAGCTTACCAATTGTCTTAGGCTTTACTTCCCCGGAATCATCTTTTTCTTCATGCATCATAAGGTAAACAATTTTATTCTGCGGTACTTTTGTTACAATGAACTGGATAAGATTCCAGAAATAGTCTCCAATATCATTGTACAGAGCAAACACCGCATTGCCTTTTCCAGCAGAAGCGTGTCCTTTCATGAAATGATTCGTAATAAGATAACCTGCATCATCAATCACAATTGACTCCGCTTTTGATGCGATCAGGCACTTCATTACCTGTTGGTAATCATCTGTAAACCATCCGTCAATTTTTCCTTTGAACGGAAGCGGCTTATTTAATACTCTAATAAGATTCCAGTGTTCATTCTGGCAGTTTCTAAGACTGGTACTCTTGCCGGAACCAGATTTTCCAATAATCAATACTGGTGTTGCCATTGTTATTCCTCCTTGTCATAAATCACATGCTTACTGCCCTCAACGATCAGCAAGCTTGCAATATCTTTCATTGATAAGGTTGATTCATTGTAGATTTCAACCAGCGCGTTGTATGCGTCCGGCGAAACTTTCACAACCGGGTTATCCTTATCAGTTGCCGGCTGCTTCTTTCTTGCCGGAATACGGATTTCAAATTCACTCATTCGTTTCCTCCTTATATACTTTCTGAGCTGCCAAAAGCCCATTTAAAGTCTGCACATAACTCGCCAGTGTCCTTGCCTTATACTGCTCCTCTATTGGATTATCTGGAACAAGCGCGAGCTGAACATCAATCAGTCTCAAGACTTCCTGTATTCTTTCGTTCATAGACTGGCTCCTTTAACTGCTTAAAAAAACAATAGATTGCGTCTGACTTATCCCCCATGCCTTGAACCGTCTTGCCGTTCTGAATGGAATCAGCGGCGTGATATTCAAGATGATCCATGTACATATCTGGATTCTCCCAATCAACAATAGGAGCGTTTCGCTTGTTCAGTTCCTCCAACAAGATATTCACTGCAAGAACCATATCCCACTTCGGGAGGAGCCTTAATTCTTCAAGATTCATTTAACGGACACCTCCCATTAATAAGCAGTTCCAGAAGACATTTCTTTGCATCTTCATAATTTTGAGATTCAAACTTAAAGTCGTAAAACTGGCACAATGAAAAATGCTTTACGATCTCCCCTGCATCATTAAATACATAAATATAAACTCTGGATATGTCGTTATACGCCGTATAGTCAAAATTCACATGCGCCGTTGTTTCACTTGAAACTCTCAGACACAAATCAAATATTTCTCTGATTTTCTCTTCGTTCATAATTTCCTCCTTGTATTGACTTTTGGTTTCTTTCCTTCTACAATGGAGAAGAAATATATTGTCTTGGATCCTTATTTGAGTTGCAGCTCTGAGGATCCTTTTTTAGTTGGCATGTCTAGCATGTCCATTCTTTCCACGTCCTTGCTATGTACACAGCTCCGATCAGTCCCAACGCTCCCATGATCTGGTCACGACTGTTGTCCCAGGTCCAGAACGGAAGATACGTTGCTATCCCTCCAATCAGAATGGAGTCTATCCAATCTTTCATGTCAAAGCCTCCAATATTTCCTCGTTAGGGAAGTTCAATCGAATAAAAATATGCCGCAGTTCCGGATACGTGAATGTTTCCGGCTTATTTCGCTTTTTACGGAAAGTGTTTTCAGCCATTCCTGTTACTGCTGCCATCTGAGCATCACTTACTCGCTCGGCCTCCATCCTTTTTGCAATATTGCCTTTCAAAAGGATGTATTTCTTTTGTTCTGTGGTATATCTAATTGCCACAGTTTTTCCTCCTTTCTTACTTAATAAACATCCATGCAGCGTTTGAAAAAATTAATGCAATCATGGTTACAATCCATGCACAGAACCATTTGTGAGTCTGCTTTTTTGCCTCTCTTACAACTTCGACTGCATAGAAGTTTTCAAAATCTTCAAAGCTTGTTATCTTTGCGCTGTCCATTGTGATTTTATCCTCGGTTTTCCTCATAAAAAATCCTCCTGTTCTCTTGCGAAATACAGGAAGAAATGATATGATTATCCTGTAATCCGCTAGCACGATTAGTGGTTTACAGCTCCGAGGCGAGAGGTTTCAGCTCTCCTTCGGAGCACTTTATTTTTCAAAATGTTTTTCCATAAGGTCAGCAATCATCAGATACTCTTCTGCAATTTTCCCTTTTCTTGTATTTTTAACCTGTTCACGGAATTCCGGAATAGTCCCAAAGAAGCATCCGCATGCAACTCTGACCTTTTTATCTTTGCATCTAAAAAACGTAGTGGTACGGAATTGAGTACCAAATCCATGAATAGTTGTGTAATCTGCATTGCCGTACACCTCTGCATCGCCGGACACCTCTGCATTGCCGGACACCTTTGCATTGCCGTACACCCATGCATCGCCGGACACCTCTGCATTGCCGTACACCTCTGCATTGCCGTACACCTTTGCATTGTCGGACACCCATGCATCGCCGGACACCTCTGCATTGCCGGACACCTCTGCATTGCCGGACACCTTTGTATTGCCGTACACCTTTGCATTGTCGGACACCCATGCATTGCCGGACACCTTTGCATTGCCGTACACCCATGCATCGCCGGACACCTCTGCATTGCCG